ATGGAAACAATGACTAATGAACTTACTGTCATTCCAAGAACAATCGGAATGATGGGCGGAATGGGTATGCTTAAACCTGAATTTATCGAAGATGCTGTAATCGTATCGGAAGAGCAGAAGGAGCATCCGAATTTTATTGAGAGCAACACTTCGGGTATTACGCTTGAAGAACTTGAAAGGAACTGTATTGTCCCTAGTTTTGGGGATAACCAGCTTACAATCAGCCACCAGAAATTTATCCACCAGGTAGAGGATGCCGCGAAAGTATATTTTACCGGAGAGAACTTTGGTAACACGGAAATCAGAGTATCACATAAAATCCTGGGCAGGGTTCCGGGAGCATTGACAAAAAGGAAAGAAGAGCTTAGACCGGAGGACGAGACCATCTACTATCAACGTATGGCTTTCTGTTTTCATATCCGTTCCATGAGCAGAATGATGAACGGCGAGGAAGTACATTTATGTATCGGAGGTGTAAGAAGCCTGAACGAGGAAAACTTATACGCCCGAAAATCACCCGAGAAATTCAAGATCTTTATCGGGTGGAGGGTTCGTGTGTGTTCAAATCTGATGCTGACAAATGATGGCTTGACCGGAAGACTGGAAGTGATGAGTGACGCTGATATATACAGTTCAGCACTCAGATTATTTCAGGATTTTAACCCTGAACAGAATTTGAGACTTCTTGAAAACCTGGGAAGAACAAAGATTTCACAGGAACAGTTCTGTCAGATAATAGGCAGATTGAGATTGTATCAAGCCTTGCCTGCTTCACAACTCAGAGAACTGCCGAAGGTAATCTTAGGTGATTCCAATGTCAATGCGGCTACGAAAGGCTATATAGAGAATCCAAATTTCGGATTGTGTGGCAGAGAGAATATCACTTGTTGGGATTTGATGCAGCTTCTTAATGACGCCGCCAAACAATCCTACATAGACAAGTTCCTGGAGCGCAATCAGAACTGTACTGATTTTTCTGTAGGTATCCAAAAAGCTTTAAACGGTGAGGATGCTGAGAACTATGGATGGTTTTTGAGTTAGACTTGAAAAGAAATTAACTCACAAGGGGGAAAGATCTGAAATAACAAACATGGTCTTTCTCCCTTTTTTGTTGAACCCTTTGACAGATATATGATATGGAGGTGAATGATATTATGACATACATAGACAGATTGCTGCAAGGCTGTTCTGATAAAAGATGTGCTGAGATTCTAAAGGAAGTGACGGATGAATGTCAGTCACGTATAGATGAATGTAAGAAAGGTGCTTATTCTAAATCATTGCAATAGGAATAATATATAAACAATAATGAATATTATGGAAAGACATGAACTGGAAAACAGCAGGGAATTCAAGGCTGCAAAAGAACTTGAACATGCCCTGAACGACTATGGGTGGAATGAGAAAAGGTTCGCTATTGCAGTTACCACATTCCACAGGACCCTACAACAGACTTTATTCAGAAGTATGGTTGAAGTGATTAAGATTATGGGAAGTGAAGGTTACGGATATGACCTGAGGAACAGGGCTTCCCATGAGACATGTAAGAAGATAGTGGAATCAGGAGTTCTGGAGGACGAGACGATACCATTTATCTGAAACGGTTGAGACATACCGAACTAATATTCCGGGGAGGGATATTTCCGATAAAAAGGAAGTATCCCTCCTTTTTTATTTACCGACAATTTAAAATTCAGAAGACTATGTTATACTATAATTTTTACGGTTATGAAGAATTCAAGGCCCGTTTCGGACTTGAGAAGAGAGAAAATGGTGTGGCGGTAAGAAAGAACAAGATATTGCTGAGCCACCTGAAAAATCCTGCATTGCTCAGATATTGCAGGGAACATAACGACTATACTCTGCTGCATATATATGATATGGCTGACCTACAGAAAAGAGTGGTTGAAGCCGTCTTGAAATCAGGAGAGAATGATGAAAAGCTGCCTTATAGGGTGGAACTGATAGGCAAGACATATTATTCCTCCCGATATCAGACTGACGAAAGCAAGGGTGTATGTGAGGATCTGGATAAAAGTTCAGTCCGCTATGTCAACATTGAACGTAACCGAGTCTTCAAGATGAGGGCCGGAAAGTTCATGAGGGAGCTTATACTTGAAACAGGGATAGGGAAACTTATTTCTCCCTGTGTCGTAAACTGGATTGCAGGAGATGTTTTCACTCAGCAATGGTGTACTTATACTCATGGGAAATCACCTGATATGGAACTTCATGTCAACAATGATTTTGGGAAAATCTATGACAGTAACTATTGTAAAGGGAGTTTCGGTTCATGCATGGTGGATGAGAACAGGACTTCGTTCTATCATGATTCGGTAAAAGCCAAGGCTGCATACATAATAGACAAGACGGGGCTGATTGTAGCCAGAGCCATTCTTTTTACCGATGTTACGGATCAGGACGGCAAGAAATGGAGGCTGCTTGAAAGGCAGTATTCCTCGGAAGGTGATGATGTATTGAAACGCCTGCTTGTGGATAAACTTATTCAGGAAGATTATATTGACGGCTACAAGGTGATCGGTGCTTCCTGTCATGATGCAAATTCCTTTGTGGATGTTTGTGGCAACTCGTTGTCTGACAGAAAATTTGAAATAGATTGTGAACTGGAACTGGAAGACACGCTTTCCTATCAGGATTCTTTCAAATGGTATAGTTATAATCAGAACAAGGCCTATAACTACGAGAACTCCGGGACCTCATACAACCTTGATACAACAGACCTTAATCTTTACGGGGATGATGATGAAGATGATGGGGAATGGGATGCTTACCACCAATACTATTGCGATGATACAAGGCTCTGTTATCGGAATGGAATAGAAATCTGGGTGGATTCAGACAACCTGGATGATTTTGTATGGATAGAATCAAAACGGGAGTATCACCATGAGAACGATTGTGTATGCTGTGACAATTGTGGAGAGAACCTGCTGAAAGATAATGCGGAATACTCCGAGGTGACAGAAGAGCATTATTGCTGCAAGGAGTGTATGGAGAAAGCGGAAGATGAATTCAAGCGGAAGAACTGGTATTATTCCGAGTATGATGAAGCATGGTATGAGAACCTTGATGATATAACCCGGATCAATATTTGGAATGACTCGGAAGGAGTATATGAAGAGAAATCCATTGGTATAGACACTTTGGATGGATTGATTGAGAATGAAGATGTATGGGAGTTCGGTGAGGATGTATTTGACAAGGTAAATCCGAGTACCAATCTCCCGTATGGCTATAAACTAAAAAAAGAAATGAATCATGAATATACAATTATTGAAGAAGCTGTATAGTATCTACAGCCCCAGCGGAAAGGAACAGAAGATGGTGAAGTTCCTCTGTTCCTACATAAGACAACTTCCCGGAAACATATCCGTGTCAAAGGATGAATTCGGGAACCTGTATGTAGTAAAGGGTAAAGCTGAAACTTATCCCTGCCTGGTGAGCCATATCGACCAGGTTTCACACTGCAACCACTCAAAGGATTTCAAGGCGGTGGAGACCAGGGAAATCATATTCGGTTATTCGCCAAAGAACAGGAGGTTTGAGAATCTGGGAGCCGATGACAAGAACGGAGTGTTCATCTGCCTTGAATGCCTGAAGAAGTATGATTCTATTAAAGTAGTGTTTTTCAGAGAGGAGGAGACCGGATGCAGGGGAAGTTCTGAAGTGGTGATGTCCTTCTTCGATGACGTAAGGTTCGTTATCCAGCCTGACCGGAAAGGTAATTCGGATCTGATTACAAGTATCGGATATTCCGGGTTGTGTTCAGACGAGTTCATTGAAGCGATAGAACCTGAGAAATGGAACTATAAGGAAGAAAGCGGCTTGATGACCGATGTTCTGGCATTGAAAGAAAACGGACTTGGGGTCTCCTGCATCAATGTCTCATGCGGTTACTACAATGCCCATTCTGACGAGGAGATAACAATGAAGAAAGACCTGCTGAAATGCCTGATGTTTATAGGGCATATCATAGAGGACTGTACCGGTGTCTATCCCCATGTTCAGGATGATTCATATTTCAGCCCCTATGAGTTTGAGGACGAGGTTTACGATATGCTGAACCATGACCCGACATTAACCCCTGAAGACCTTTATGACATGTATTCCACCAATTTTCCTCATTTCGGGCTGGAGGATTATCGAAGGATATGTAATGACTATCGGATGTTCTGGTGTGATGAAGAAGAAGATATATATGAAGAAGATATATATGAAGAAAAAAGTATGGACTTAAAAACTTTGGAAGTATGGAAAGAGACATGAATTACGATTTGGAACTGGCCAGGTATATCTGGTCAATCCTGAAATCCGATCTCCCCGTCCTTATGTCCTGGGGAGTTGAGATTGAGACGGTGAAAGTGATAAAGTGTGGTATTGAATTCAAGGTCAACGGATTCAAGCATACTGGAAAAGTTCAGATTGTATTGAATGAAGGCTTGGATTTATTTGAAGCTTATCTGATTGGTGAAGATGGAGAAATCAGGGATAAGAGAGAAGACATCTACTTTGATATGCTTGTTTCTGAGGTGGATGAACTTGTAGAGAAAACCGACGATTATGAAAAGAGGATTGCTGAAACATATAATATTATAAGGTATTAGCGGTTCTCTGAGAAATCGGGAAATGTGATAACGGGCTTTCTGTGAGGGAGTAGATTTTATAAGAACTCGAAATCTCATGGAAAGCCTTTTTTATGAACCAACGTGAATGGTTCCATAGATTAGACGAACATCTAACTTGTGGAACTATTGTTAAAAACGAATAAGAATGAAGAATGAAAACCAATATGTGGCTTATCTTCGGGTAAGCACACAAAAACAAGGATACTCAGGACTGGGACTTGACGCACAGAGGGGGATAATACAGAAATACCTCTGTGGAAAAACTCCGGTTGCTGAATATATCGAAATTGAATCGGGTCGGAAAAAGGACAGACCCAAACTTAAGGAAGCGTTGACCCTATGTAGAAAAGATGGAGCAACGTTGATTGTGGCAAAACTGGATAGACTGGCAAGGTCGGTTTCATTTCTGTCCAACCTGTTAGAAAGTGATGTGGATATAGTATTTTGCGATTTCCCACAAGCAAACAAGATGATGCTGCATATCCTGTCCGCAATATCACAGTATGAAGCGGAACTGATAGCGACAAGAACCAAATCAGCACTACAGGCCAAGAAAGCAAGAGGATTCAGACTTGGCAATCCGGAACACTTGATGAAGAGACATGAACAGGCTATCCAAAACAGCATCAGGACTTGTAAGCGGAAAGCGGACAATAACCCTAATAATACGAGGGCTGTCGCAATGCTCCGTACATTAATCAAGGAGAACCATACCCTGAAGGAGATAGCGGATATTCTGAACAGGGAGGGATTCGTTACTTCCCAAGGATGCAGCTTCTCCAAATCAACTGTATATAAACTGATTAAAAGGTATAACTTAAAAGAGGATTGAAATTATGGAACCTAAGTATGTATTGATTCTAGACTTTTTTGTCGGCTGTCTGAATATCATAAAGCTGACGGACGAAGAACTGAGAGAATCAGAGGAATATGAGGACTTTGAAGATTTTCTCTTAACCATCGAGGAGAAATACGGATTCAGACTTAATAGTTGCCAATGGATGGTTACAGAAAATCTGGACATCCATTGCTATCAGAACGGGGAAGAGACAGAACCCAATCTGTTATAGTCAAACCAAAAAGAGAAACTGAGGTAATACTTGGTTTCTTTTTTTTTCTTCGGGTTGGTCGGAGACAAGAGCTTGGAACGAAAGTGGAATGTAATACATAACTGGAAGACAAAAGTGTCATAGTCAAGTAAGTGAAATCGCTCCACATTCTTATAGTCCCTACCGGTTTTCCATTCCGCTACGGGCTATATGTTATCATTACGACAATAGTTTGTCAATCATTGACTGTAACTGCGGCATATCACAATATTGATTGCTTCCACCGGTATAATCCTTTGCGTGCCGGGCAGTCCGTATCATGAACGAACCGAGTTCTATCCTTATCCCATCATCCATCCGCATATCTGCGGAATGATTCAGGTATACGAACTTACCGTTACGTTCAATGAAGCAACTTGTATAGTAATGCCCCTTATTCTCGGATACGACCACTGCACCCACGGCTTCTGCATATCTGGATATTTCACGCAACAATGCCGTTTGAAAATTGCTGTATTCATCTGAAACATAAGCTTCTGCGTCTGCAAGGACAGAAGATTGCCATTTGGTATAAAAAGTCTGTGCCATATTCCGTTGCTTCTAATTCTGTAAATATAATGTGAGTCGGTAATAAATATTAAATTTATTCATTTGAAAATCAGCAATATAATAATAAAAGCAATATATTTGTAGTATTCAACTGACATTCTAAGCGATTATCATTATGTTTTCAGAGGTTAAAGTTACGAAGATTTATTGTATGGCGGTTGGTTTTTCCAAAGAATTTGCAAAAATTCAGGAAAAGACATATTGTTGAATGTAAGAATTTTAAACACTATACACCACTCCTTGAATAATTTCATTGCCAACCCGCCCTCTGTCATAGCAGCGTACTTCTTCCAATCAAAACGGCCTGCGACTATATTGCAACAGAGTAATTTTAGAGCCACCATACCTTTCCAACTCTGAAAATCTTTCCTGTAACTTGTTCTTTTCATAATGAATATCATTTAATGAGCCATGTTGTAGTAAATGTCGGGTTCGCTCGAGACGTTGTAACCCCCGTACGGTGAAAGTTTGGGGAACGGCTTATTCCTGCCTTTTCGGCGTCTCGTGTGTAGAGGGTTTTCGTTTTCATTGCATGGTCGTTTTTAATGTCTCATAAAGTTTTTCTATCATGGCTTCTGCCTGCTCCATATCGTTCACGATGTCTTTGATTCGGTAAGGTGCGCCGTTCTTGCCAATCCATAGGCAGGCTTCATAGTCAGGGGCGAAGCCTTCGTAATATTCTTCGATTTCCTGTAATAAACTATCGGTGTCATTGCCTTTCATCTCAACCGAGAAACCGAAATTCTGTCCGTGGGGTGTGTATTATCGTGAAGAAGAGCCCGGATGTGGAGTGTATTATACCAATGATGCAAGCGGCAAGTATTTTCCTGAGAGATATTACCTGGATTCTTACGATGATGATTCGGAGTATTTTACAACCATCGAAGAAGCAGCCGACTATGTTTCAGAGATAATCGGGAAAAAAGTAAGACCTGATAAGAATGCCATAGAAGAAGCTTTGGATGAATATATGGAAGAACAGGATGATGAAGATGTTTGGTATTCCTTCTATGAGTTTGAAGTAGTGGATGAATAAGATAAAAGGAGAACTGTGGTAATGCCTGGTTCTCTTTTTTTCTTTCTTCGGGTTGGTCGGAGACGGAAGTATGGAACGTAGTGGAATGTATGACATAACTGAAAGACAAGGTGGAATAAAAAAGTGTGCAAATGATGTACAAAAGCTTAAAGAATAAGCATTTATGCAGATAAATTATTCCATCCTACGGTTATGTTTCAATACTACGTATCACCTCTGTCTCTGACTTACCCCTGTTCAAAAAAGAATGGAGTGTAAAACAATGTGAAAGAGTTACGGTACAGTTCATTTATCAGTCACCACATTAACATCCCGGCCGTATCATATCATTTTCTATACCGGAAAAACATGATATACATTGGGTTTGGAATATTAAGACAAAAATGACCGGAGAACTTTTATCATTCCGGTCATTGATTGATATCTATGATGTTGTTGGTGGAATGGTATAGGGTAAGGTATCATCCAATCGTTTTTTGTTGGTGGTTGATAGTTGTCGTCGGTTGGTAATAGTTGTCAGGGGTTGGTTCATATCTTTCTTGCCTTTCCCTGCCTCAAGAAAATAGAGAAGCGGAAAAATGTGGGCGGAAATGGTACTTGTATAACCTTTTCAATTTTACCTTATCAAAAAACAGGTCTTATAGTTTCCCGCCCTGCTTTCCCCGCTTCTTGAGGGTAGGAAGAAACAAACAACTGCTGAATCATAAACAGAAAGTCGGATAGAGATCGTGATTATAGTTCGTTGTTTTGTAATTGCCACCTTAAGCAAATGAGGTATATTGGAAGTGAACTATTGAACCTATTTCTGGCTGGGCAATGTTGGTTATAATCGGATATGAATTATTTTATTAAGTTCTGAAGTAAATGAATTGTGTCATGCTGGTTCATTAGTCTATTATTGTTTTTTTCCATGCAACATTTTCGGGTATTCAATTTGACCAATGAAAAGTAAACGGAACGCAATCAATTTTTTTTCCTTTAAAACATATCATTTATAAGTAATTTCCCTCATTCTGGCAAAAAAGTTGATTCTGAGATATAATATTTTCCTCTTCGTTTGTTGTAGGCTCACGCCGCCTGAGTGAGTTGTTATAGTATAGCTATTATACAATTGGCTTTCAGTTTACTCTTACACGAAGAAGCTGCCAATGTTTACAGATAAGACCAAGGATATTCTGTATTAGGGGTGTAAATGCCAACTCCAAGGGGGTAGATATAGCTTTCAGGGGTGTAAAACGTTCAAAGTATCGGTTGGTTCAGAATTCAATATAATACGGTTATTGGATTATACATCAATGATTTACGCAATAAAAACAGTCTATCCTCAGAGTGTGTAAAAGGCATCCACACCATATGCAACATAAAAAGCCGGTTCCTTCATAATCCATCAGGTACATACGGCATGGAAAGGCTAGTAAAATATTCAACAATTCACTATGTATCCGTTCCGCTCCATGATGAACACTCACAGTAGAGAGTCCGGTTAAAAGTCCATAATCCGGAAGTATACTGTATCATATTTTCATAGCCTTTTTTATGACCAGCCGTAGATACCATAAATCCTGACCTGCTGCAAATATCGGATAGGACAGCAGAAAACCATTGTATTTTATCGGCTGAAGACAAGATGGCATGGGACATTACTTTTAGACAGAAACAGTTGAGGAAAGAGAATAAATGTCAATTGGAGAATAGAGGTCTTAGGGTACTTCGTTCCTTCTACAGTGGAGAAGATGAGGAGGTCGTTTTGTCTGTTTACTGTTTAGTTGGATATAACAAGTCAGGCCTGCAATGTTTTTATATCTCTTTTTCATGCTTTGGGAGTTAACGGAACGCAATCAATTTTTTTCCTTTTAAAACATATTCTATTTAAGTAATATCTCTCATTTTAGGAAAAAAAGTTGATTTTGGGATATAATATATTTTCTCTCTTTCGTCTGTTGTAGGCCAACGCCGCCTGAGTGGGTATTATTAAGATATAAACAATAGTGAATCCTATCATACAATCTGCCTCCGGTCAACTGTCCAACCACTGCCATGCAACATTTTTCATAATAGAATATACTATGTTCAGATAGTATTGCTGCAATAATAGAATTGTACCTTGAATACCATATCGGATATAAACAGATAACAATCCGGACAATAAAAAGGGAGGTTGCAAAGCTTCATATTCTTATAATAGGAGAGACACACCCTACTGGATACTGTGCTGGACATGAAGAATTTCACCACTTCCTGAAGGTGTGCTTTCTTGGGAACAATAACTTAATTAATAATTTGAAAATGAAAGAGAATACTAAAAATCAGAGAGGTGCCGGGAAGATTATTCCACTGCACCCAAATTTTACAGAGCTGACAAATGATGTCAGCAAAGATACCGGAGTTCTATATGGTCAAAAAGGGAAGGAGGTACGCCGTGCCTAACTGGTGTGATGTGGAATACAAGTGCATTGGTGACCCGAAGGAAGTAAGGTCACTGCACAAGGTGTTGAAGTATATGGACAAGAGAAAGACCACCATCATAGAGAACGGTTTTGGCAAATGGTGGCTGGGGAATCTGGTTGAAAGGCTTGACGGGGACTGGACGACGTTCAACTGCCGTGGGGAGATAACCGGTTATAGGCTGGACGGCAACATGCTCACGATCAATCATTATACGGCGTGGTGCGAGCAGTCCGGACTCAGAGAAAACATTGAACGGGCATTTCCGTTCGTCAAGGTGTATTACCGTGACTGTGAGCCCGCAAACTGTGTCTGTTCTACCAATGATACGACCGGCATGTATTTTCCGGAACCTTACTGCTTGGCCTCCTTTGACAACCAACCGGAGTTTTTCATGACTATCGGAGAGGCTGCCCGATATGTCTCCGGAATAGTGAGGAAAAGGGTGCCTTCTAAGATGAAGGCTATACACAATGCCTTGAATGGATATATGAGATTGCCGGGTAATCAGGACATGTCATATTCCTTCCATGAAGTCAGGATAGTGACATAGGGACTGATAAGACAACAAGAGAAATTGGGTTTAATGCCCGGTTTCTCTTATTTTTCTTTGGTTGTGAAGCTGTATATTTTTAAGAATGATCCTCCGGAAAAAGGCCTCCGTTCATTATCCTATATCCTATGACCACTTTGGAAGGCTGGCTTTGGATGCTGCTTCTCAGAAAATACAGCTATGTCATTCAACAGTGAACCCATACCGCAGGGAGTTAGGGATATTGCTGATAAGGCTTTCCAAAGATGTCCAGAGCTTTCCTATATGGATCTTTTCTCTTTTGATGCGCTTGTCTTTGACCACTGTAGTTCCCTATGATCACTAGTCATATCAAGAAAGAACATGCCGTTGGAAACCACGAAGCGGCTGAAAATACGGGCATAATTTGTTCTTATTTAGCTCATGTAAGGAACGTGGTGTCAATCCCAGAGAGTGGCTGAATGATGTGCTCGGTAGACTCCCTTATTATCCGGCCCCCAAATCAGACAGGGACCTGAAGGGGCTGCTGCCGGATGTATGGAGGAAATAATCGGGACAGTTCCGGGAAAATGCAGGAAAAAACGGGAAAAAAGAGAGGCTGCCACTCAAAAACAACCCTGAGATAAGTTGGTATATGAAAATTGAGATGCACTTACAATGGAGTGCACCTCAATAAAATTCGAATGCACAAGATGTAGTTGAGCAGTCGCTTACGGATTTCCACGGCTGTCAAGGTGGATTCTGATTCCAAAAGGAAGATCTATCGTTACGTCGCCACTTGTACCGGACGGGAGATTCCCCCTGCGACGCAGGTCCAATGGAATGAATGTATCATCGGGAAGTTTATCCGGATGGCTGGTGTAAGTACGGCTCAGACCGAATTTCTTCTTCCAATAATGGAAGCAGGATGATGAATAAACCTCATTCTCACAGAAATCTTTTATGGTCAAACCACTGGCTTGTTGCCTTTCATAAACTGACAGGAACTCTTCTTTACTCATTATTCGTTTCATAGTCTTTTTGTTGGCAAAGTAACGGAAAAGTGGATGGCTTTACAATGTGTACTTTATCGGATGCTTACCAAGTATCTATTTACTGCTTTCTTTTGTATTATCTAAAACAATAGGTTCGTCATTATTTTCTTTCACTTTTTTAGCTATATATTCTTTAGGAAGCATCCCAAAATATTCTGTGAAACATTTTGTAAAGTAACTGTGATTACTAAATCCAACTAACCAAGATATTTCATTAATTCTGGAAAACTTTTGTTTGTGCCTTATACAAAGGACTTTGGGAGAATTACCCAATTTTGGGGTAATGATTTGGCAACTGTACTATATGCTACGTTCTGCTCTGATATGCTTTCAAGTCACTCGTTTTCGAAACAAAGGTAATCATTTTATTTGAAAGGGTATATAACAATAAAGGAGTACCCCACTTTTTATAGTAGTTTTATAACTTTATTTACAGTATTTATTCATAAGTGGTTTTATATCTGTTCTTCCCAACTGATAAGCCTCTTCTAAATGGGCACAAGCACTTGCCTTTTTATTTGCTTTTATTTCCTGTAGTGCAAGATTGACAAGTGTTGCTTCCAAATCAAAATTTTGCTGAACAGCCTTATTATAGAAATAAATGGACTGTTCATAATTATTCAATTCTCCATAAATATATCCCAAGTTATAATATGCACCGCCAAAATTAGGTTCAATCTCAATACATGTATGGAAGACTTTTATTGCTTCGTTAAACTTCTGCATATCTATTAGTATGGCTCCTTTTAAATTGTAATATTCAACTTCCGCAGGATTTATTTCAATCGCTTTAGACACAGCACTCAAAGCTTCCTTTGTCTTTTGTATATCAGATAATATCTGTGCTACATTATACTGAATACCGTCATCTTCTGGCTTTAACTCTACCGCTTTTTGAGCATACTTATATGCGTTTTGTAAATTTCCACTATTGCCTTCTATAATCGCTAAATTAATATAGGCGGGAACACTCTTTATAGAATACGGCTCTATCTTGATAGCTCTTTCAAAGTACTTTTTGGCAGAGTCTGGCTGGTTCAAATAAAGAGCATAAATCTGCCCTATGTTGAAGTTGTTAGGTGCATTATAAGGGTCAAAAGTAAATGATTTCTTTGCGTTAGAATAAGCCCTTTCCACATCTCCTTGTTCCAAATAAATAGTCGCCATATTAGCAAGAGCTTCTACATTGTCGGGGGCTATCTTTACCGCTTTATTCAATAAATCCAATGCGTCTTGTGGATTTTCTGCCAAATTAGCAAGTCCTACGTATGCATTTGCTTTTATATTATCGTTTTCGTTTGATAAAGCTAAATGATAATTTTCCTTAGCTCTAACTTTGTCATTTAATTCATATAAAATAGAGGCTTTATTGATGTATGCTTCTGCTATTTCTTCATCGGATAACGTTTCTTGATGGGCAATGAAATAATCTACATCTTTCAATGCTTCTTCCAATAATCCCAAACTCAATTTGGCAACAGCTCTTTGATGATAGGCAAATAAAATACTTTTCTCACTTTCGTTTAATTCAATGATTTTGTTCAGATCATTAATCTCTGCATCATATTTTGACATTATATCGTAGATTGCTGCTCGGAAAGTATAAAAGCTGCTACTATCGGGATGCTCCTTTATAGCATCGCTAATTTCAATCAAGGCAAGTTCAAACTGATTGTTATTCCAGTATTCTTTTGCTTTCTCTTTGGAACTCTTATGCTGGCATGACGCCAGCATAAAAATAGCGGATAAGATAAATATATATTTCATAACATGTTGTTTTATAATTATTCAATCGAATATTGACGCAATACCCATCACAATCAAGGAAACAATAAAATGTCCTATCTTGGTTAAAATTCCCCATACGATTAGGAAACCTACTGCACTCCAAAAACTATTCGGCTCAGTCCATTCCCACGCTAAAAATCCACTACCGACAAATACTGCCGCAGTTGCGGAATATAATAATCCCGCAATGATACATCCGTTACTTGAATCACTCATGTTTTGTTGATTTTAATATTGATAATTTAATGGTAAACAAGATTGCTGCAATGATGTCTATTGGCATCCAAATAGCTTTATCATGCAGATAAACAGGAATAATAGGATTAAAGACGATAGCAATAAGTCCAAAAGCTACTCGCCAAAAGTTCAAATCCTTAACAGGCTCATTCACTATGATACATACTGCACCTATGGTTATAATTATTCGAACAAACGTATAGTACCCAATAGGCAAATCTCCCATGCACAAAAGCAGCAAGACTATACAAAGTGACAATAAGTATTTCATAGGAATCAAGAGGAAAGACCAGCAATAAACAATCCACCCCACAAAAGACAAATAATTTGTCCTAAACAACCGGCTTTTCCGCTGATATAATCCAAAGGCCAAAAAGGTCCGGTTAATAAAGCCAGTATTACATAAATAACAATAGCTGCGATAAGCATAACTTCAAATCCTCCAATATCTCCCTCCAGCTCCAAGGAAGACCTTACTTTTTAACTACGAAGCGTGGAACTGCAATGCCACATCTAAGTTGGAGGTCGTAGGAAAAACCTTTAGTACGGATATGGTAATAGCAGCCCACGCTATAGCGTGAGAACCACTATGCCTCCTCTCGTACTAAGTCCGAAATTTCCTACGTTTCCAACTTACAAGATAAGCATAACGCTTCTTCTTTTTTCGTATGTCTTGGAAAGAGTTACCTCAATCCAAGTACAAAAGTATGAAAAATCCGTGATATACCTTAAATCATCACGGATTTTTTTGATTTACAGTTTCATACTTCTATTCTGTCTTGGCTTCGGTATTCCGATGACTTCTCTGAACTCATGCATCTTCTTTCTGAACCAGTTCACGTGTGAAACTCCATCTATCTTGAAATCGAATTTACCGCTTTCATCCTGTTTGATGGAGCAGACGGAATGTCGGGTATCAAAACTTCGATTAAACTCGGAAGAATAGAGTTCACCTTTTATCCCGACTTCCTTGAACTCACACAGTCTTCTGATTATCCCGTCATTAAAGCCTAAACGTTCACGCAGGAAGTTTATTACAGGCATCAGCTTCTCCACATACGGGAAATAGAGTCTGACAAAATCCGTAAACTCCGACAGCTTGCGGTGCTGTTGCTCGTAAGCGTTTCTTATCTCCTGTATCTGTTCGGCTTGTTGCCGTTCCCGTTGTCGGGCTTCGTCTTCAAGTTCAAGGATGCGGTCTTGCAAGTCCTCGTTCCTGCGTTCCAACGATTTCATTCTTCCACTTCCGAAAAGAGAGCCCACACTGCTTGCAAGGGCGGTTGCCGTATCGGTGGCTGCGCTTTTGAGCTTGTCGGTACGGATTTCCGCTTTCACCTGCTTCAGTTCCTCCTGCGCCTCGGCTTTCTTCTCCTGTAACAGTCTGGTTTCGGTTTCAAGGGTTTCATTTTTCTTTTTCAAGTCCCGATAATACTGCATGGTGGTAGTGTGCCGTGCTTCCGAGCCCCGTACCCCACGTTGCAATCCGTATTTCGTCATCACCCTTGCGTAATTGTCGTGGTAGGCAATCAGGGTCTGGCGGTTGAACAGGTCATCGGCACACAAACGGACGGAATTTGTTTTCTTGCGGTACTTGCGCTTACCGTCCGTCTGTTCTTTCTTGGCTTTGCGCCTTTCACCCGTCACGATGGGAACAACGGCTGCGTGGATGTGCGGAGTCTTCTCGTCCATGTGCAGATGTGCGGCAACCACATTGTCTTTGCCGAATGTGGCTTGCAGCCATTGGATACTGTCGTTGCACCATTCGTCGAGCTTTTCTTTTTCCTGTATGTACATCATGTCCTCGTGCGTACCCGACAAAACCACCCGAACGACACGGACTTGGTCGTGCGTGATTTTCCGTCTGATGTCTGCCGTGTTCAGTCTGTGGGCAATCGCTTCATCCCTGCCGTGAACGCCATCGGGGTATTCGACAAGCACCCTGTTCAGATGTGTCCTTGTCGGGTCTGCATTTTTAGGTATTATCTTTCTCTCTATATGGTCGGACTGCGTGGTGTCCGATGTACCCTTTGCTTTCTTAATGTCCAATGAAAAATATCCCATATCATTACTGTTTTTGCGGTTATCGTTATGTTTCTTCTCTCTGCCTGTGGCATCGGTTCACAGGGTTTATTATGCAAATGAGTCCTTGCTGCACTCGGCATAATCCAAACGAGTTTGGCTTCTGCCCTCGTTTGCACAGGGTTTCCAAAGGGATTTCCCTTTGGCTCGATAGGGTGTTTTTAGCGTTACGGAGTAATGCGTGAAGAAAACGCCCTATTGAGCTATGGTATTTCTGTCTAAATACCTTGGGAGAGCGGACGTGCATATTACAGATGAAATCCCCCTTTCTTTTTCGGTGGCTGCATCATCCGCCTTGCGGATTGGACTTGCTTCTTCTCCTTTATCGGCTCTGCCGATTGGGACAAGGGCTTACCGCACAGGTAGTCGTTCAAGTCCTTATAATCACGATAGTACATTGACTTGTCAAGCATCCGTTCCCCGAACTTCTCTTTCAGCTTCTTGCAAGTGTTCCGTCCTGCCGTGTCGTTGTCAAGGAAACAGCCGATTTGGGTGTAGGTTTCCAATAAGTTTTCCGCTTTCGCAAGATTGGAAACGGAGTTCAATATGATATAGTCCTGTGTGTCCAATCGCGGGTGTTGCGGATTGTTTTCTACTCGGATGGTAAGGAATGAGAGGTAATCCATGAACCCCTCGAACAGGTAACACATACATCGTTGTCCGCCCTGCTGTCGGATATGGGTGATGTCTTTCGGGGCGACACATCCCTTGAAATATCTGTTGCGCACTTCATATCCTCCTGCCATGTTCGGAAAGCCGATGGCAAAATAGGGTTTGTCGGCATTCATAAACCGAAGCTCCCTGCATTCTCTTTTGGCAAGTCCGATGTTTATTCCCCTTTCTTGCAGATAGGCTATAAGAGCAGGGGAGGACAATTCTCCAACCTTTAATCCCTGATAAGGCTGATTGTCGGAATGCTGTCTGCCAAAAGAGAACGATGCAGGGCGGATGTATGCTGTCCGCTCCTCTATGCGTCTCAACAGATAGGCTACATCTTCCGAACGGTAGAGTTCCGCTGCCAATGCAATGATATTACCGCCTTTGCCGATGCCGAAGTCATACCATTTCTCAAGCTCGGTGTTTACCTTGAACGATGCGTCCGTTTCTTCCCGTAACGGTGATTTGTACCACAGGTTCCTGCCTTGTTGCTTTACAGGCGTATAGCCCAGACTTTGCAGATAGTCTGCCAGTTTGATTTGCTTTACATCTTGGATTGTCATATTGCATACGGTTTTGAAGTTGATGAAAATTTGTTGATTTGATGAGCTGTTGATGTAATATGTTTATATACAGCCTTATAACCTCTCAACATCTTCTCAACAAACCGCTCACCAAAAGAGAAATCCACAAACGGGTGTCGGTGGTCTCTCAACTTCTCTTTTGGCTTGTTGAGATTTTGTTGAGAATGTATATCGTTTATTGTCAGTGTATTTATACCCATATTCAACAATTCAACAGAAAAATGATAGTGTTACAAGGATTCAAGTTGCTCCCTTGTGACTGTGTAGAAGCGTCCCACTCTCCTTATCGGCTCATACCGACACTCCCGATTGCAGTTGAACTGGTAGGTGGTATAAGTCAGTCCGTTTGGCGCAGGGGTCAGTTTCCAACATTCCTGCAACACTTTTCGGACTTGGTGTTTCTCCACCTTTACCTGTGAGTGTACCAGCAAAAGAAGAATGTCGCTGTAACAGAAAGAGAATGTATCCGTGCCGACACTGTCCATGATGTCAAGGACAAGTTCGTGCATTTCTATCTCCAACCGGTTGCGGTTGCTGCGGATAATCTTCTGCAAGGCTTCTGTATGCAGTAATGTGGGGTTGAACCACATTCGGCTTTCCTTTTCGGTGGACAGTTTTCTGTGTTGCAGGAAATGGAGAAAGGCGGGTATCTCCGCTTTCAGTTTTTGCAGGAAGTCGGTATCATCGGACTGCAAGCGGTTTATCTTGCGCACCCAATAGCGTGTTTCCCCTGCGTCTATGATTACGGGCAGATGCTCGTTGTTGGAACACAGCACGAATTTGGCGAAGAACGCAATCTCGTCACGGTCTTTGCCTTTGGCTTCCACCTTATAGGAAAGTGTGGTGCTGAGGTTCTTCAACCGCTCGCTATCCTCCCTGCGGTTGAGCAGCACCTCATCCACCACGATAAGCAACTTGCCAGCCCAGTCGGAATTGAACTGGCTGCGGAAATCCTCGTTGGTGTTGAAAGTCACATTGTTCTGAAAAAGGGCTTTCAGAAAGTTCAGGAAGGTGCTTTTGCCCGTGTTGCGTTCTTCCGACACCAACAGCAGGATAGGCAACTTCTGAATCGGTTGCAGGTAGAGCAGTTGCAGATAGTCCATCCCCAACTCGTATTGTTCCCCGAAGATGTGCCGTACCAAAGATTGGATATGCGATAAATCGCCCTCCTGCGGTCGGTGGTCTATCGGTTCGTAAAGGTTAAGGAACTTGCCGACCACGGAACGGTAGCCGATGTGTTCGGGTACGGTGCAGAAGCCGTCATACTTGGGAACGCTGCCGATGTAATCCTTGCCGTAATCCTGTCGCAGGGTCTCGTTGTTCCATGCGATGCGTTTCTTCACATACCCTCCGTTCAGTCTCGGTTGCTCCACAATCTTGTAGAGCGTTGTCCCGACACGGATAAATTTTTCCTTTGCCATGCCGCCATCCGATGGCGGTCTGTGGCTGTCCTGTTGTTCGATAGCTGACATAATCAAATGGTTTTAAGTTTGAAAATTACCAGCTGCAAAAATATAATCAATTATCGGATAGGTTGTTATGCAAAACACGGCAGAATGGTGACAAATAGCCCCCGAAACAAAAACTTTCAATGGCTTGGGGCAGGAAACGGGTTGTGCAAACGGAAAAACTCCCGAAAAGCAAATGTCGGATTACGCTTTTCGGGAGAAAAAATCAGAGCGTCTGTCGTTCTGTCGTACTGACTTAATGAATTACTGACTTACCGAGTGAATAATGTCAGGCATTCAGCTACGAGAAGTATTCGGATTTGGATATACCGTTGGTATTCAGCGAGAAGAAGATGCTTGTTTTCTCTTTTCGCAGGTACAGTCTTTCAAGAACGGCATTGCGTACCCGTTCCGCTCCGAATGTGCCGATATGGAAAGCGAGGGCAACTATCGCTTCAAGGTTGTAAACCTCCATACTGCAATTATCGGATACCCGTATGCTTCGCCTTATCCCGTATTCCCTTAAAACTCCGCTCTTGCAAAGAGCCTTCAGCCCTGCACGGAATGTCGGGGCGGTTACTCCGAACAGGTCGCAAAGTTCCCATTCGCTCATGGCGGTTGCGCTAATGTCGGTCGGCAAGGTAATGTTGCCGTTGCCGTCCGTTGTGATGATGCTTCGTTTCATGGCTATGCTTGGTTATGGGGTTACACTTCCGAACGATGCGTTCAGCTTGTTGCCGAACATCGTCAGGTCATTGTCAAGTTTCTGCGTGGTTATCTTCGCATAGATTTGAGTCGTGACAATGTTCGTGTGTCCCAGAACACGGCTCACGCTTTCAATGGGCATCCCCTTGCTAAGAGCCAGTGTTCCAAACGTATGACGTGCGCAATGGTAGGAGATTTGCTTCTCTATTCCGCATTCCGCCATTACCTTTTTCAGTTGTTTGCACATCGTCCAATAGTTGATTTTCCCGAAAACTAGCTTGTCTTCCGACAGATACTTGTACCGTTCGATTATCTGCAAGGGAATATCCAGCAGCTTCACTTGGAACGGGACATTTGTCTTGTGCCGTTTCGACAATATCCATTTCTCACCGTTCACCTCCACTATTTCGTCCGTTGTGAGTTCTTTCATATCCACGAAAGACAAGGCGGTGAAGCAGGCGAAAATGAACAGATCCCGCACCAATGTGAGGGTGGGGTTGTCAAACTCGTGCGCCATGATTCTTTTGATTTCGTCCTCTGTCAGATACTCCTGTTCCTTAACATTCGGGCTGATATGGAACTGCGCAAACGGATTTCTCGGTATCAGTCCGTTATAGTGCGCACGCATGACCACGCCTTTCAGCCACATGCAGTTCAGCCAGATGGTGGCGTTTTTCAGTCCCCGTTCAGCCGTAAGATAAGCCGCAAACTCCCTGATGAAGTCGGGCGTAAGTTCCAGCATGGACATGTCCGTCCGTCTGTAGAATGACTTGATAAAGGCTGCGACATAGTTCCTTGCCCTTACCATGACCTTATACGTGCCGATGCTGCGGTCTTTGCCGACACGTTTCAGGAAGTTGGCGCAATCCTTGTCAAAAGCCTTTATCAGTGTCTCATACTCGCTTCCTACCCCTTGGTAGGCATTGCGCACCATTTCAGCCGTTACGTATGC